AATGCAGAAGCCAACATGGTATTTAATGGCACCCATCTAACAATGCCTAATCATTGTGCATTTGCTGTAGGTAAAAATAATGGATATGTTACAGACGATCAAGTTTTTGTTTGCGATCAAACTAGCACTCCAAGGTTTACTAATGTAGGCTCACATTACAGCACAAGTAATGGTAGATTTACTGCACCAGTAGCAGGAAGGTATATGTTTACTTTTAATGTTATGACTCATGACTCAGGAAGCAACCCTACTCAAGACTGGATAGCATTCTTGCTAAATGGCAGTACCTTTCAATATTTCTTGGCTCATAAAACAGGACAATTCCACACTAGATTTGTGGCAACACATATATTCCAGTTAAGCGTAAATGATTATGTACAGGCTTATGTCGGTGAGTCAGGAACAAGTCCGGGCTGGTATGGTAATGCAGGAGAGTACACTAGCTTTACAGGACATTTAATAGGATAATAAATTATGGATTATAAAATTACATTAACAACCACAGAGAAAAAAGCCATGGACACCATAACTAATGACACCCATGAGTGGATAAAAAATGCAGTACAGAACAGAGCAAGGATAGCTACAGAAGAAATTATTGCTGTTTTAGTTACGCATTGTAATGCAAATAGTATTGCATTAGCTACAGGGCAAGAAGCACAAGTCCAACAAGCCTATGACTTAAAGTTGGTAGAAGCCATATCTAGCGAACCTCCTAGTCCTCCACTATCATAGTTGCAATATGCTATGATGTTTAATTCATAGTTAGGAGATTGTATGAACGCCATATGGCAAATGTGGGCAAAAGCCCTAGACAAAGAACTCTGCGACAGAATCGTTACTGAGTGTGAATACTACAACCCTGAAGATGCCACTATAGGCTCTACTAATAAAACCCAAGACCACCAAGTCAGAAGATCAACCGTAAGATGGGTTGATGCCAAAGATAAAAACTCCATCTTTATCCACGATCTATTAATGGACTACGCAACCTTAGCAAACAGACATGCTTTTGGCGTGGAGATTAATCAGCTACATGAAATCCAATACACTATTTATAATGGAGAACAAGAGGACTTCTACGATTGGCACTTTGATACCTTTTGGGCTAACCCAAGACAGACAGATAGAAAGATAAGCATAACCATACAATTATCTAACCCTGATGAGTATGAAGGCGGAGAGTTCCTTTTTGAAAGGCAACACAACCAACCACCACAAAGTCAACTCAAGCAGAGGGGTACAGTATTAGCGTTTGTTTCGCCGATAAGGCATTGTGTAACACCAGTAACGAAAGGCACTAGAAAAAGCCTTGTAGCATGGATTGAGGGTCCAAAATGGAGATGAAAACATTTATAGAAATAGGAACTTGTGATTTTGATACCTGCTTGCCATTAATAGAAAGTGGTGAGTGGATAGGGGTAATGTGTGAACCTGCACCTACATACTTTAATAATTTAAAGAATATGTGTGCGAATGTAGCTAACAAAGAAAATCTTTTTTTGCAGAATGTGGCTATCACAGATTATAAGGGTCATGTATCTTTTGCTGAGTCTAAGGAAACGAATATACCTGAAAACTTATGGCAAAGAGGTATATCTAGTATTGTTCAAGATCATCACAAGGGAGAAAGGCTTTTTGATCTTGAGGGCAACCAACCTTTAATTAAACAAATATTAGATGTCCCCTGTACAACTTTAGATCATCTTATAAGGCAATATAGCTTAGACTCTATTGATTACCTTAAGATTGACACAGAGGGTCATGAGATCAACATTCTTGACAACTACTCATGGGAACTAAAGCCAACCTTTATTAAGCTAGAACATACGCACATAGACGATCAATATGTAAGTTCAATGCTTAAAGATAAAGGCTACATAGTCTATACAGAGCAAAGAGATATGTACGCCATTGCATGAGAAAACTTGTTATATCTTTGCTTAAAAGAGCAGATAGAAAAAAAGAGTTTCAAAGAAATAACCTGCTAGATTTTGAATATATAAAAGCCATAGATGGCGAAGCTAATATATTCAGGCACATACAAGCAAGAAAAAACTGGACAGACCCATATAGAAAAAGACCACTTCAACAAAACGAGGTAGCTTGTTTCTTATCTCATATAAAGGCATGGCAAAGATGTATTGATCTTAACCAACCAGTCATAGTCATGGAAGATGATGCCTTGATTAATGATCAATGGAATGAAGATTTGTATATAGAACTGATTGCTAAACATGACTTTGTGTATTTGCAACGCAACGAAAATGAGCCACAAAATGTACAAGTTATAGATGAGCAAATAGAAAAGCCATCCTATCCATATAATATGACTGCTTACTGCATAAAACCTAGCAGTGCAAAAAAGCTTATCAATAATGTTAACTATAAAGACTTTGTGCCAGTAGATGAGTTTCTACCTGAGATAATAAAACAAAATATCCTCAGTGTAGTAGCTTTAAGAAAAGATGCCTGCAATCAAATACATAGAGATGTTTCATATTCTGATATAGAAAACAACAAACCCTTCCGACCCTATAAAGTGCATGCAGTTACTTGTGGTACAGACAGAAAGAAATGCACCTATGTAAATACCAGTGCAAGAAAGTATGGCATTGATCTTGTAAACATAGGAACAAATATTGAGTGGGAAGGAACTGATATGTCTGCTCTTGGTGGTGGCATGAAGATAAACCTTATGAAAGATTATGTTAAAGATTTGCATGATCAAGATATTATTTTATTTACTGATGCTTATGATGTTTTTTATGCAGATGATCTTGAGACTATTACAGAAAGATTTTTAGAGTTTGATAAAGATATTATTTTCAGTGGTGAGCTTTATTGCTATCCGCATGAGCAACTAGCATCAGAGTTTCCAAATGCACATACAAGATTTAAATATATCAATAGTGGCACTTATATAGGCAGAGTCGGAGAGTTAAAAAAACTATATGACTACGAAGAAATAGAGCATTGGGATGATGATCAACTTTATGCACATAAATGTTTTCTGTATGGTGATTTTGATATAGCCATAGATTATGAGTGCTATATATTTCAAACTCATTTTGAAGGCACCATTAAGCTTGGAAATCAATTAAACAACCCTGAAACTAGATGCTGTTCCTGCATATATCATGGTAATGGGGGTCAAGACACCAAGGAGAAGTTTTTAAGCCTTTACAACGCATTTCACGCGCCCACAAGCGCATATTTTATACCGCACAACAGGGTAGATTACTTATCAGAAGATATGTTGGTTGTTGATTTTATGACGCAAGAGCAATGCGAAAGATTGATAGAACTAGCAGACAGAAATGGCGGTTGGGGTTCATTGTCTTATGATAAGTTTCCTGCACAAGAGATACGCATAAAAGAACTTGGATTGTGGGAAGAATTAGAAAAGGCATGGCAGGATTATATTGTTCCTACTGTGGAAAGATATTGGAAGCCATTAGAGATGTATGGTTTAAGAGATGGCTTTGTGATGAGGTATTCTCTTGAAACACAAAAAAATCTAAACCTGCATCATGACGCAAGTTTAGTCACAGGAAGCGTTAAGCTGAATGATGATTATGTAGGTGCTGATCTAATATATCCAAGACAAGGAATAACCAATAAAGATGTGCCAGTAGGTAAATGTATATTGTTTCCTGCTCAAGTGACTCATGGTCATGAATGCTTGCCATTAGTACAGGGAATTAAATATAGTTTTACAATATGGTCAAAAAGGTTTCCTGCTGATACAATTTAAACCAATGGTTAATTTTAGGAGAAAAAAATATGGCAGAAGCTAACGAACCAATTTTGACAATAAAGGAAGATGGCGTAGATCATCAGTATAATGTTGCTGAAATGAGTGATGAGATTAAAGTTTTGTATAACAAGTTATCTGAACTGCAAGTCCAACATAAAAAAATAGCAGAAGCATCTGAAGATAATTTAGTTTTACAACAGCATTACATTGATAAAATTAAACCACTTCTTCCTGAACAAGAAGAAGCCAATGACAGCGATAACTCCGAAAGCAAAAAAGGCTGAAATAAGTGCATTAGAGTTGCATGAGCAAATATGTGCAATTCGCTATGAAAACCTAGAGAAAAGACTAGAGTCAGGTTCAGCTAGATTTATTCGCATGGAAGCCATGATATTGGGGCTGTATGCGGTCATTGTTGGAACTTATTTTATGCAGGGGTAATCATGGCAGGGCTTAAAGTTAAAACAGAACCATCACAAGAACCAGTCACGCTTCAAGAAGTTAAAGAGTATCTTAGAGTTGATGATGCTACTGATGAAAGAGTCATTAGACCTTATATAGAAAGTGCTAGAAGATTCTGCGAGGAACATAC